CTGACGGAACTTCATATCGTGTTTAATTTCAACACCAGCTGTATTCTCTCCAACACTGTATTGATATTTTTTTGAAGTATAGTTTGTAAAACTAATACCCTGTTTATTCATATCCAGCAATATATAATCTTGAAATTGCCTTCCTATTTCTAAGGTTTCGCTATAATTCATTTTTTATTTCCTCCAACATTTTTTTTAATAATTCATAACTCTCATCAGTTGCGATATCTTTCTTTTTGACTAAAGACTGATTGTGCAACTTATTCACTTTATCGGTTTCTTTTTTACTAAACTTTTCTTCCCATAAGTCTACATGCTCCATTGGGAAACTGCTAACATGTATATGGCAACTATAACATAAAGCCATAGCATTAGCTGGTTCTATTCTTGTCGCCCAAGACCTTCTTCCGTAAAAATGGGAGCAGTGTAACCCTCTGCTTTTTTCGACATACTTTGATTTACATCTTTGGCATGTCCACTTATCTCTATAACGGATAAAATCAGAAAACACTGCATCCCACTTTGTACGTTTTATCGCCATTTAACCAAGATTTTTATAATCTCACCCAGGTTATTAAAAATATTCTTTATCAAAGTGCCAACCCTGATATCACTTTTAACAGCCTTTTCTGGCAATTCTTTATTTGGCTTTCGCATATAAAATGGATGCGGCATTATTTTTTGTTATTTCTTTTTTCATATCTATCGCTTTCGGCAGCAAATTCTTCAGCTTCAATCTCTGAATATACTTCGCCATACGCAGATATAATTTGTAAAGTCAGCCTGTCTTTTAATCTTTTTTCAGCGATTGCAAAAGGGTATGGAACATAACAGTTTTTGTGATTAGCTTCGCCATGCGTCCAAACTTCTTTTGAATTACCATCTTCATCTGATATCGTAGCAGTCCCGTACATTACAACTGCGTCAGGTTCGTTCTTTACATAAACAGGTTGCGAAAATTTAATATTTTCTTTATCGGCTATAACCATGCAACCTTTATGCGATATAATCCATTTTTCTGATTGTTTGTGATACCAAAAGTGATGACCCTCAAGTCCATATCTTTCGGCTAAAAACTTATTCCATTCTTTGTTTTCCATTTTTCCTCCTATTGAGTTGTTCAACAACTTTTTGTTTTATTATTATTTTTTCTTTACCAAAAAATATTTTAGCATTTATCACCCTTGGGTTGTTTTTAGAAAAAATTTCAAAATTTTCTTCAACTTCTTTCATCAATTCAATATAATTAAATGCCTCTATTCTTTTTTTGTAAAGCGTTTCACTGAATTCATAAACTATATCAACTTGGTACAACTTATCCGATGACACGAATTTTTCCCCCTAGCTGGTCAATTATCTTTTCCAACCTTGCTGCTATTACCAAAAACCTTTCAATGGTCATATCTTCTGGGCGATCTATTTTTAATGTCATAGATCCGTCAGGTTCTTTTTTAAAATGCATATATCCTCCATAGTTTTAACGTATGGGCAGCATACTTTATTAGGAGGACATACCGAAGAGAGAGAGGTAAGTAGCACACTGCCCAAATTATTTTTTTATAGTCCTCCAACATATTTTAATTTACATCTAAAGTTTTAGTATCAAAAACTTTTTCTATTGTTTCTCCCATCTGTTTCTCAACTAAAAGGTTGTTGTACTTTTCCATAGCTATAAAACAGCTATCTTTCCAAAACTGTCTATCTTGCTTAAGCAATGAAATCTTGCCTAGAATAAAGGCTACCGAACTAACGATAGCCATTCCTATTAATAAATCTAATCCGTTCATTATTTATCCTCCTCTTTTTTATGAGTTCCGCAAGCAACATGCAATAATTCTGAAAGAGTCAATTCAACTTCTATCTCATGTTTGCCCTGGTAATCTTCGTAAGATATATCCTGACAATGAATGTAAGTATCTATTATTTTAGACTTTTTTTCACCGCAACGAATTATGTCTGTACAGACTTCCGTAAACAGATACTCTGTAACTATTTCTTTTGCTTCTTGCCATGTCATTTTATCTAAAATCATTTGTTTTAAGTTTAATGTTTTCATTATTTGTCCTCCTTAACAAGTTTCAAAAAGTACATCATTTAAGTGGTGTACATCTAGTTTGATTGAATTTAATTTTACCCCATCAGGAGTTTCGTAAACACCTCTGTTTGAAATAAAAGTAAAAAA